TATGCCCGTATTGGTGTAAATATTATTGATGAAGAAGAAACTTCTCCTCCAGATAATGATTTAGGTTATCCTGGAGATAATGCATTACGTTTATTATATGCTCGTGCTAAATGGAAAACAGATGGTCGAGATGATTCTAAAAATCTTGCGTTTGATTTAAAATACAAAAGAAAATTAACACCACAATTAGATAAAGAAGTTACAGAACTCTTATCACAGCACGGTTATCCAAGCACTTTAAAATACACATATGGTGATGATGAGTGGTATAAATTTAAATTTGATGGAATTGAAGATATAGAACAAAACTATTCTCGTCATTTCCAAGATATGTTTGTATTATCTGCTCTTAATGGTAAAGAAAATGGTACATTTATAGAGATTGGATCTGGGCATCCAGAACTTTTCAATAATACAAAACTTCTTGAAGAAGATTTTGGATGGAAAGGTTTATCTATTGACAACTCAGAAAGAATGTGTTATGAGTTTTCAAGAAAAAGAAAAACACCAGTGATGTGTGCTGATGGTTCTCAATTGGATTATAAACAAGTATTTAAACAACATTGTTTTGAACAACAAATAGAGTTCCTCAGAATTAATGCAGAAAAAGCTTCATTAGAAGTATTGAAGAAAATTCCGTTTAAAGTGCACGAGTTTGAAGTAATTCAATTCCAACACAATGCATGTTGGTGGGGACCTGAGTTTAGAAATGCTTCTAGAAAAATACTTAGTGAAATCGGATATATATTATTAGTACCGGATGTTGCAGTAAGCCCAGTTGAAAATTATGAAGATTGGTGGGTTCACCCAAATGTTGCTAAAAAACATCCAGAAATGAAACCTAAAAAGAAATTCAATTTTGCTTGGGATTATATGATGAAGGAGTTAACATGAAAGCAGTTATCGTAACTGGCGGTTTTGATCCACTTCACTCAGGTCATATCGCATACTTTAAAGCAGCCAAAGAGCTTGGATCTATTCTATTTGTAGGTGTAAATAGTGATGAATGGTTGACTCGTAAAAAGGGTCGTCCATTTATGCCAGCTGAAGAGCGTATGGCAATTATCAAAGAGATTGGTTGTGTTGGTCACGTATTCCAATTTGACGATTCAGATGATACTGCAATCGATGCTATTAAATACGTAAAAAATTATGTACCAAATAATACACCAATTGTTTTTGCAAATGGTGGTGATCGCACTAAAGACAATATTCCTGAAATGGTTTTTGATGATGTCGAATTTGTGTTTGGCGTTGGTGGAGAAGATAAAAAGAATAGTTCTTCATGGATTCTATCTAATTGGGATAAACCAACTACTCAAAGACTATGGGGTAAATACAGAGATCTTGATGCTAATGGCCATTGGAAAGTAAAAGAACTTTCTATTGATATGGGTAAATCTTTATCTGATCAAAAACATTTTAAAAGATCTGAGCATTGGCACATTGTTGATGGTGATCTACAAATGGATCTTGAATTTGCAAATGGTTACAAGACTTCTAAAGTTTATAAAACTGGCGAAAGTATTGACATTCCAAAACTTGCATGGCATAAAGCAACCAATGTTGGTTCTGCTCCAGTTAAAGTAATTGAAGTTTGGATGGGATCTGAATTATCAGAAGAAGACATTGAAAGAAGATCTTAATATTGTTTATTAGACATAAGTCTATTATAACCATAGAATAAAAGGTTGTCAACTACTTTTTTATAAATATTGATAAATTAGTTCAAAAAAGGAGATAATGATGGCTTTTCAGTTATCAATCGACGCAAGAAATGCAACATTGCAGGCTTTAGAAACAAGTATTGGACCAAGTCCTATTCTTACGATGAGCACAGGTACAGCTCCTGCAGATTGTGCACAAGCAAATACTGGCACTGTATTAGCAACAATGATTCTACCTACAGATTGGTTAGGTACACCTAATGCTGGTAACATTAACTTATCAGGCAATTGGCAAGACCTTTCGGCAGATGATAGTGGTACTGCTGGTTATTTTAGATTATATGATAGCACAGGTACAACATGTCATATGCAAGGTACAATTTCTGGTACTGGAGCAGGTGGCGATATGCAACTTGATAATACAAATATTGCTACAGGTCAGCAAATTACCGTTACTTCGTTTTCAATTACTGCTGGCGGAGCATAACAAGAACGGATAATATCTCATGTCCGCAAATGGTGCGTTCACATCGACATTAGATTTTGATTTTATTGGTGGTGGTTATTTAACTATTCAAGGTGGGGCCGCAGGAACAATTGATCCTGTATTAAGCTCCACCTCAAAAGTTTTTATTGTTGGTCAATCTTCCAATAACTTCATCTCGTATGATATTGTTTCTGGGGCTCAAATGCCTCCAGCATCTGGCCGTTTAGAATACACTTTAGACTTTACCGTTTCTGCTACTGTCGAATTTGGTGTTCAAAGATGGGCTACAGCAAATACTAGAATTGAATTCACACTAGATACTGTACCCGCATATAATCTTACTCATTCATATTTAAACAAGACACTTACTTTTACGTTAGAAAGTCTTGCAGATCAATTCTCTCTTGGTGAATTAACCGTTAGTGCTTTTGATTATAGTTTTTCTGGTAAAGCAGTAAATGTTTCTACACATGTGTATGATATAAAAGGTTTAAATAATGTTCAATTTAGAGATAATTATAATACTGTTTCATTATTAGAACATATTAATGACATCCAATTAGTAGATAATGGCTCTACAGATGTTAGAATTTTGTCGCCTGCGTAATTTTAATAAATAAAAGTAAAATCTTTGGAGAAAAAAATGGCGGCTAGTTTTTATATAAAACAAAATGATACTGCTCCCTCTATACAAGCTGTTCTTACAGATTCAAATGGTAGAGCAAAATCAATGGTAGGTGGCGCATCTGTTAGATTTAATATGTCTAAAGAAGATGGCACAAACGTAATTTCAGGTGGTATTGGATCATTTATAGTTCCATTATCTAAAGGAATCGTTGCATATGAATGGGCTGCCGGAGATACAGCAGACGCTGGAATTTATAACGCCGAATTTGAAATTACATATACAAGTGGCCAAGTCGAAACCTTTCCAAATAACAGTTATATCAAAGTAATTGTAAAAGAAGAGTTGGCGTAAGGAGTAGCATATGGCACAGCCAACATCAAAAGACGAATTTAAAGAGTACATCCTTAGAAAGATTGGTGCTCCAGTTATTCAGATTAACGTATCTGAAGAGCAAGTAGATGACCGTGTAGATGAAGCGATTTCTTTTTGGAGAGATTATCACTATAACGGTATGCAACAAATTTATCTGAAGCATCTTATTACAGAGCAAGATGTTGCGAATGGATATGTTAAATTACCAGATCGTCTTTTAGGTATTTCAAATATATTTGATTTTGATACTTCAATTTCTACTGGTACCGGAATCTTTAACGTAAATTATCAGTTTGTTTTAAATAATTTAACAGATCTCACAGGTTATAGCATTCAAAATTATTGGATGACTATGTCACATCTTGCTTTCTTACAAGAATGGTTAGTAGGCAAACCTTTAATTAGATATAACAAACACGTTAATAAGTTATTCATTGATGCTGACAAATCTTCTTTTGTCGCAGGAAAATGGATTATTGTAGAAGCATATGATATTATCGATCCTGATGCATATTCAGACGTATGGAGCGATAGATGGTTACAAAATTATGCTGCTGTACTAGTTAGAGAACAATGGGGTTTAAATCTTACTAAATTTACCAATGTACAATTAATTGGCGGTGTTTCTTTTAATGGCGAGCAAATTTTATCAGAAGCCAGAGAAGAAAGAAGAGCAATGGAAGAAGAAGCCATTAATAATCTTCAACCACTAACATACAACTTTATTGGGTGATGGGTAATGGCAACCAATGTATACTTCAGTAACTACGATAACTTCAATGAACAAAATTTAATTGACGATCTAGTAATAGAATCAATTCAAATTTATGGCATTGATGTAACGTTTATTAGTGGCACGTTCAATAATATTGATACCATCTTAAATGAAGATGATACGCCACTATACGATCAATCGTTTAAATTTGAAGTATATGTTAAAAATGTTGATGGCTTTGAAGGAGAAGGCGACTTCCTATCTAAATTTGGTTTACAAATTAGAGATCAGATTACGTTTACTGTTGCTATTAGAACATTTGAACGTTATGTTACTCGCACTTGGCAAGATAAAATCAGACCAAAAGAAGGTGATGTTATCTGGCTACCACTTAATCAAAAGATGTATCGTATTACTTATGTTGAGCACGAGTCTGTATTTTATCAAACCGGCGCTTTACAAGTTTATGACATGCGCTGCGAGCTTATGGAATATTCTGGTGAAAGATTTGAAACTGGCATATACGAAATAGATCATTACTTTGATGGGCAGAATCAAACTACAACATTTGTTACAACTCTTGCAGATGTTGCTAACAACGATCCAATTGCTCAAAACTATGACTTCGAAAAAGTCGCTGATGATATTATCGATTTCTCAGAAATTGATCCATTCAGTGAAAGCATTTCAATACAGGATTCATAAAGAATGGCAATTGCAAATTATTTCTATAACAAAACAACGAGAAAATATGTAGCACTCTTTGGTACTATTTTCAATCAGTTGACTGTTGCAAGACAAGATAATGCTGGGACTACAGTACAATCTATGATTGTGCCTTTATCTTATGCGCCATTCCAAAAGATTTTATCAAGAGTTGTAGAAGATCCGGATCTTTTAAATAGCTCAAGATCTGCAATTAGTTTGCCTCGTATGTCTTTTGAAATTACTTCGATTATATATGATCCTTCTCGTAAAATTTCATCTACTATAAAAATGCGCAAAGATGGTAAGCCTGAGGCAAATAAGTCTCGCAATTTCTTATACGCTGCAGTACCATACAATTTAGATTTTTCTTTATATATTATGACAAAATATCAAGAAGATGCTACTCAGCTGATGGAACAAATTATTCCTTTCTTTACACCGGACTGGACATTTAGTGCCACAATGGTACCAGATTTAGATCCAATTGATATACCAATTGTACTAAACTCTATTACAAATGAAGAATTGTATGAAGGTGATTATACTGAAAGACAAAGCATTTTATATACACTAAACTTTACTTTAAAAGGCTATTATTTTGGCCCAGAAAAACAAAGAAAAGTTATTAAATTTATTGAAATGGATTATGCAACGACAACTACGGCAAACGCTGAATTTGAAGAAACAGTTAACGTATTCCCAGTTAATCTTGCAAACACAGACATGATTTGGTCTGAAGTACAATTTGACGATAATTGGGTAGCAAATACAGAATACGAAAATCCGTGGGGAGCAACACAGCCGTTTGAATTAGATATCTTTACATCAAATACAGATTTACAAACTGCAAATAGTGCTGCTATAGACCTTGGCTCTGGTTATGCAATAGATGATCTAAATACATAAATAAAGATAAAACTATAGGAAACAGATTCAATGGCACAAACGCTACAACATAGAAGAGGAACCACTGCCCAGATAGCTCCACAAACTGGAACTATTGGT